ATTCGTGGCTAACTTTGAACGTCCACGTGATCCACATCCAGAACGGACGACATGGGCACAAGAATGGTATGACAAATTTAAAGATTTGGAAATTCCTGCATCAAAAGGATATATAAAACCAATTGCAGATCCAATCAAAGTGACGAGCGAATTTGGCTGGCGCACTTCCCCAATCACAGAAGCAAAAGAGTTTCATAACGGTATTGACCTTGTAAATGGAAACCCTAATACACCTATATTTGCTTCAGCAGATGGCGAAGTGATCGTTGCAGGAGATGCGAACTATTATGACTGGTATGGAAACTGGACAGTAATCAAACATGCTGATGGAATGTATACAGGCTATGCACATCAAAGCCGTGTGGATGTTTCAAAAGGTCAAAAAGTAACTGCAGGTCAGCAAATTGGACTAATGGGGACAACAGGACCATCCACTGGAGAACATCTTCATTTCCAATTTATGGATGAATTTTATCCATCTTCTTCAGGTCATTTCCACAATGCAAGAGACTATATCAATTTCTAAAGGAGGGATAGTCGTGGCAGAAACGCAACATAAAATGGTCCTATCCACCACAGAACCAAATAACGGAATAAATTTGGTTCGGATTCGGCAAGGGGATGTTTTAACTCAAAAGTTCGTTGTTGAAGTGGTGGAACATGGCAAACTAAAAACATTCGATGGCCTAGTGCCATTTTTTATTAATACAACAAAATTTGGCGAAAACCAACCTGTTGAACAAAAAGTACAAGAATACAGTCCAGCACAAGCAAGGCTTGTTTACACCTTAAGTGAGCCTGACTGGCAATGGGGTGGTGAAAACACCGCACATTTCAGTTTCCGATCACTCAATGGCGATGGAACTTGGAGTGAACAATTTAGCACGCAAGATTTTAACTATCGAGTAATTTCTGGAATATCAAGAAGTCGATTACGTGATTCTGGCTATGTTTGGACTTTTGAAGATTTACTAAGAAAATTCAAAGATTATATGAATCAAGGAAAGAGTGACTGGGAGCAGTGGTTAGAAGATAATCGTGAAATACTGGAAAACATCGATCCAGGTGGTACGATCATCAACATTCTGAATGAAGCCAAAGGAGATTATGACAGTTTAGCCGATCGCTTAGACGATATGCAAAATAAAACTTTCAGCGTTCCTATAGGCGCAGAACAAGTACCAATTCGTAAGGATAAACGTTTCTATGATAACGGATCATATAAAACAATCGTTCCACTAAATCTAGAAGCAGTTATCAAACAAGCGGATAAAACTAAGTTTAACATGGGTTTTATTACAGATACACACGTTGATTCACATCAAATGTGGTCTGATTACTTCGACCAAAAGAACAAAATGGAACGTCGTTGGAATATCTTAGGCCAATTTAGAACTCTAGAAACATTTGCAGATGCAATGGTGTATGGTGGAGATAATATCGACGGTTATAGTGGAGGAACTGCGCAAGGTATCTATCCTTATCGACCAGAAGAAAGGCGTGCGAAAAACTTACATGTATTGAAACGTTTTAGTGCCGCAGTAAAGGCAGGTGCAGAGGTCCCAATAATTCTTTGTCAAGGTAACCACGAAACGGGTAAAATTCCTTATTCTAACGATGGGCGTACACCATTCGATTCTTTGACAGGTGCAGATATCGCGGAATCATTCGATGACAATTACGGACCAACTCTTTTCCCTGAAAAAAAAATCGCAATCTACCGAATCAATACAGATGATTTCAGCGATGCGGTAAACTCACAAGGTAAATTTATTGAGTACTCTGGATATCAAAACGGCGAAAGCTTCGTTGCAGGCAAGTTAGGACAAACACAACTAGACGCGTTCGGACGTTGGCTAGAACAACTCGACCGAAGTTATCACGTTATCATCGCTGGACATGTACCGATGGAAAGAGAAAATGATGTGGCAAATGTGACGAAATTTGCTACCTTACTAGACGGATTCAAACAAGGTATAAGCGTAACGATTGACTATAGCACGTTGATCGGTCACAACCCTAATCCAATAGGACCATGTACTTATAACTTCGCGACTAAAGGAAGTGGAACAGTCGTGGCAATCTTCGCTGGCCATTGGCACTACGAGACAGTAAAACAATTAGGAACAACGCAAATCATTGTTTGTACGACAGGTTATTGCGAACCGGAAAATTACGATACGGACAAAGAAGCAGGATTTGCGAACGTACAAATTGATACCATAAAACGGACCATTAAATTGCAAGGTGTAGGGCACTACACAAGTAGGGATTTCACGTACTAAGGAGGTTTAAGCAGTGGACAAAGAAATAAAAAAATTACAAAAGTCAGTCAACTGGATTCTACAGCAATTAGAAATTCACTTTGATGGCACACCTCAACAAGCACACGTCGACGCTACACCGTTAAACGCGGGGTTCTGTACGCCGGAAATCGCAATGAACGCACGCGGAATCGGTTTGAAAGACAATGAATTAAACAAACTATATCCTAGTGTATACGATGTGCCACCGGGATTTTACGCTACCACTAACCAATGGTACGACAACGGAGAAGTCACGATGTTTTCTAGTGGTTCAATTATGTTGTTAGGCGTTATGCAAGAACACAACGAGCGAAAATTGATATGGATATCGGATGGTTATGGCGGTAACATCTACATTGCACGTACACATGGTGCGGATAACGGCTATAATAGTCCTGGTTTCCGAAAAATGTTGACAACTTTTACCTTATTTGAAGGCGAAAAGAGCGGTAAAGATACAACAATC